TTAGTACACAAGTTTTTCTAATTTTTGCTCTAACTCTCTGTCCATTTTCTCTGTTACATGTGTATACACCTTTATAGTCGTTTTTTCATCTGTATGTCCTACTCTTTTCATAATTGCTTTTAACGATATATTCATTTCCGCCAATAAACTTATGTGTGTATGCCTTAGTGTGTGAGTAGTAACTTTTTTATTTATATTTAATGATTCTGCAGCTGAGGACAATCGTTTGTTTATCCTACTGCCTTGCATAGGATTTCCTTGGCAAGTTGTGAATATAAACCCTCTATCAACATAGCTTGGTTCCCATTGTTGCATCTTTTTATTTTCTAACATTATTTTTTTCAATACATTTGCTATCCTTGAATTGATGGCGATTTTTCTTTTTGAACCTGCGGTCTTCGTAGTATCTTTGTGACCAAATCCAGCATTACATTTGATTCTGTGAATAGTACCGTTAATATCGATCGTCTTATTTTTGAGGTCTACATCTTTAACTTGGAGCGCTAATAACTCACCTATGCGCATACCTGTTAAAGCTTGAACTTCAACAGCCCCAGCAACTAAAATACGAGCTCTATACTGCATGTTATTATCGTTCAGTATAAAATCGCGTATCTGTATTACCTGTTCCATCTCTAAATAGTTATACATTTTCGCTTCTTCTTTTTCTATATCTTCTATCGTCTTACTCTTCTTTGGTAGTGTGACGCTATTTAATATGTGTTCGTTTGGATAATTGTAAAATTTAACGGCGTATTTAATAGCTTCTTTCATATGTCCAAGTTGACGCTTTACCTGATTTTCAGAATATATGTTTGATAATTCGTTAATAAATGTTTGCATGTACTTTGTATCAATTTTGTTTAAAAGTAAATTTTGATAACTGTTCTTTTTGATGTTTTTGATTCTTGTTTTCAAATTATCAAGCGTCGTTACTTTAAAGCCAGATGTTTTTGTATGATATTCAAACCATTCATCTAATAGTGTATGAAAAGTCAAAGTTTTTAATTCGCTTGACGACTTGTTGTTCAGTTTTTCTTTTATTTTTTCTTCTAAACGAAACATTGCTTCTTTTTGAGATTGTTTTGTATTCTTGTTCAACACAACACTTACGCGCTTCCATTTATCTGTGTATGGTTCTTTGTACTTCTCGTAATATCTGTATTTAGTTTCGTTATTTTTGTTTTTAAATTTTTCAAACCACATTTTACATCCCTCCTCAAAATTGGCAAAAAATAATAAGGGTAGGCGGGCTACCCAAAATTTAGTACTAGGTACTAAATATGTTATAATAAAATAAAAAGCAGGTGATAAGATGACTCAATTTCTAGGGGCGCTTCTTCTTACAGGAGTTTTAGGTTACATACCATATAAATATCTAACAATGATAGGTTTAGTTAGTGAAAAAAACAAGATTATCAATACTCCTGTATTATTGATTTTTTCTATTGAAACATGTTTGATATGGTTTTATACTTTTATAATTTTTAATAATGTTGATTTAAAAAATTTGAGTTTACTTCAGTTGCTTACAGGTCTAAAAGCAAATATTTGGTTTCTAATTATTTTTGTTTTAACAGTGCTTGTATTTAATCCTTTAATTGTTAAATTCATTATCTGGTTAATTAATGAAACAAGAAAGTTTATGAATTTGGATTGTATAAGCTTATTAGACAAAAGAGACAAGTTGTTTAATAACAACGGTAAACCAGTATTTATAGTTATTAAAGACTTTGAAAACAGAATCATTGAAGAGGGTGAACTTAAAACCTATAATTCAGCTGGTAGCGATTTCGATTTACTAGAGGTTGAGCGACAAGATTTCAAAGTATCTGATTTACCGTCAAACGATGAATTGTATATTAAACATACACTTGTAGACCTTAAACAACAAATTAAATTGGATTTATATTTAGTGAATGAATACTAATCTTTTTTCTTAGCTTTTTCTGATAAAGTGCTTTTTAATTTTTCGCTGGCGCCTGACTTTTCAAAACTTTTGTTTAATGGGTTACTACGAGTAGTTTCTTGTTTTTTGTTTTTATCTACCATAAAATTCTCACCACCATTCAACGTCTACACTAGTAGGCGTTTTTTTTATTTAGTAAAATCATAATGAATCTTCTTTGGTTAACTTATCTCCATCTATTTTTTGTGAAATAAATTCCAAGTATTTACGCGCATTATGTGACGATAAATCTTTAGGTAACTCATAAGTGAATGGTTGATTACCACTAGTTAAAACTTCATATACTATAGTTTCTTTTTTTATTTTGCAATTAGTTATTTTCATTATAAACTCCTTTTAAACACTGCTGAAATAGACGTCTTTTATATTAAAGTGCCATATAGGCGCTATTAATCACAATACAACTTTGCCCATTACTTTAATATTACTAAACGAAGCGACTTTGATATCATCATACTTCGGATTTAGAGATACCAAATTAATATAGTCTTCGCATATATCTACACGCTTGATAAGACTTACTCCATCTAATACAACGAGTGCAATTGTACCATCTTTAATAGAATCTTCTTTCTTAATAAAAGCGTATGTTCCTTGTTTTAACATAGGTTCCATTGAATCACCATTAACTAAAATACAAAAATCAGCATTTGATGGCGTTTCGTCTTCTTTAAAAAATACTTCTTCATGCAATATGTCATCATATAATTCTTCTCCTATGCCAGCACCAGTTGCACCACATGCAATATACGATACTAGTTTAGACTCTTTATATTCATCTATAGAAGTGACTTTATTCTGTTCATCTAATTGCTCATTTGCGTAGTTAAGTACGTTTTCTTGGCGGGGAGGTGTGAGTTTGTTGTATATGGAAGTGATGTCGTTTTTTTTATTATTTCTTGTAGGAAACAAATCATCGATACTGATATTTAAAATATGAGCAATTTCAAACAAATCATCTTGTTTAGGAGTTCTGTACCCTGTCTCATAATTTGAAATAGTAGCTTTTTTAGTGTTGAGTTTTTCTCCAAGTTGATCTTGAGTTAAGTTCAATTTGGTTCTATAGTATCTGATTTTATTGCCTATAAATTTCGCTAATTCTTTTTTATCCATTTTCTTACCTCCTTAAATTTACCTATAGTATAACCCAATTATTTTTGGTATTCAACAAAAAAATACACGAAAAGCAAACTTTTATGTTGACTCAAGTACACGTATCGTGTATAGTAGGTTTTGTAAGCGGGAGGTGACAACATGCAATGGAATTTAATAAAGTTGAGAAAAGAAAGAAAGTGTACTCAAGAAGATTTAGCAAACCTCTTGAATATATCAACTGAAGGTTATCGTTTAAAAGAATTAGGAAAGCATCAATTTAAGAATGATGAGATGTTTATTATCGCTGATTTTTTTGACGAAAATATTGGAGATATTTTTTTACCCACAAAGTACACGAAACGCAAACAAACATCTTAAAGGAGACATAACAAATGCAAGACCAATCATTAAAATTAGTAAAACTACAACTAAAATATCATAACCTTTCAGGACAAATTGAAGCTTATGATAAATCACTTAAAGAAATAAGATACACTCGAGATCTTTTCAACAAACATCTAAGCATGAATAACGAAGACGCATTTGCTGGTTTGGAAATGGTAGAAGATGAAATTACTAAAAAGCTACGAAGTGCTATCAAAGAGTTCCAAAAAGTAGTGAAAGCGTTAGACAAGCTTAACGGTGTTGAAAGCGATAACAAAGTTACTGATTTAACAGAGTGGCGGAAAGTGAATCAGTAACATTCACTTCTTAATATAACCACGCTTATCAACATCCACATTGAGCAGATGTGAGCGAGAGCTGGCGATGATATGAGCCGCGTTTAAATACATTCGATAGTCATTGCGATAACCGTCTGCTGAATGTGGGTGTTGAGGAAAAAGGAGGATACTCAAATGCAAGCATTACAAACATTTAATTTTAAAGAGCTACCAGTAAGAACAGTAGAAATTGAAAACGAACCTTATTTTGTAGGAAAAGATATTGCTGAGATTTTAGGATATGCAAGATCAGACAATGCCATTAGAAATCATGTTGATAGCGAGGACAAGCTGACGCACCAATTTAGTGCATCAGGTCAAAACAGAAATATGATCATTATCAACGAATCAGGATTATACAGTCTAATCTTCGATGCTTCTAAACAAAGCAAAAACGAAAAAATTAGAGAAACCGCTAGAAAATTCAAACGCTGGGTAACATCAGATGTCCTACCAGCTATTCGCAAACACGGTATATACGCAACAGACAATGTAATTGAACAAACATTAAAAGATCCAGACTACATCATTACAGTGTTGACTGAGTATAAGAAAGAAAAAGAGCAAAACTTACTTTTACAACAGCAAGTAGAAGTTAACAAACCAAAAGTATTATTCGCTGACTCGGTAGCTGGTAGTGATAATTCAATACTTGTTGGAGAACTAGCGAAAATACTTAAACAAAACGGTGTTGATATAGGACAAAACAGATTGTTCAAATGGTTAAGAAATAATGGATATCTCATTAAAAAGAGTGGAGAAAGTTATAACTTACCAACTCAAAAGAGTATGGATCTAAAAATCTTGGATATCAAAAAACGAATAATTAATAATCCAGATGGTTCAAGTAAAGTATCACGTACACCAAAAGTAACAGGCAAAGGACAACAATACTTTGTTAACAAGTTTTTAGGAGAAAAACAAACATCTTAAAAGGAGGAATAACAAATGAACATTCAAGAAGCAACGAAGTTAGCGATGGAAAAAGGAATAAGTATAAGGAGAGAAAATCAAGATGTGTATGGGATATTACCAACTAATTTGCAGCGTTATCAATGCCTAGTCGTATCTAGACACTATAAGAAAAAAAGACAAACCGCCGGCGGAAGGTGGCAGCCTAGCGCAGACGATTTAATAGCAGATGATTGGATTTTAGATTATTAATTTTTTCAAATCTCTAATTAAACCCATAAGTGTTTTGTAATCTTTTTGGATTCTGATTCTGAGTAGGCGATACCTTCTCGAGAAAGAGCCATCTCAAGAAAACCGCCATCTTCAGCAGAAGCAATTACAAAATCTCTATGCTTTAATTCAAGAACTGCATCGATATAGTCTTCAAAATTAAAACCTAAAAAGAAAGCGTTAAATGAGGATTCATCACTACCGAAATAAGATGCAGAACGTTTAGACATACCTTCGTCAATTCTATCAAGGTAAATTGAATAAAGTTGTAAAAGAACAAATTTAGCTTCATCAGTCATAAGTCATTCACCTCCTTAATAGGAGTATAGCAGAAAGGAGCATAAACAATATGCAAGATATGAAAGAACTTTATTCTTTAAAAATCCAAAAGAAGAATTTAAATAATAAACAAAAGAATTTAATGTCTGTAATTAATCAATGTATTGAACTAGAAAAGTTTTCTTACACTGAAATTAAAAAAGTTCTCTACCTAATTGATAGAGAACAAAAGTATTTAGCTAATAACCGCGCATCAATAAAGACTTAAAACTTTTAGATTATCGAGTTCAACAAATTTTAGAAGGTGTTCTATCAGAAAGTACCACATACGGTGATGCAAGAAATAAATTAGAAACATTGAAAATTATTGCTGAATCTCATTTTAAAACCGAACATGCTTCAGTTATTTACAAATTAGCATTGAAAAAGTTAGACAAAAAAATCAACGCCACTCCAATTAAAGAGTGACGAAAAAGGAGGATTTCAAATGTTTAAGATTTTAAATGATATAAAAACTTCTTTAAAAAACCATCCTTGGGGTTGGAAAGAGCACTTACCTTATTTACTGATGTTAACTCTGTCACTTGTGGCTCTGATTTTCGGTGTTCTGTCCGCGATTCTATGATAACAGGTTTTATATAGATTCCTTACCTCCTCTCTGTAGGAGATAACAATATTATACACGAAAGGAGATGTAACAAATGAGTGAATCAATCAAAGAAAAGTTAGAACTACTAATTCTTAAAACACTTAAACATAAAGAAAATTCAACATCTATCATCAGTAATGACGAGTTAGAAAAGCTATTTAATATGTATAAATATTTAAATGAGCCTAATCAAAAAAGGGTTTGGATAGTAGATTTAATCCCATGTGTAGCTTTGATTTGTGCAACTAGCATTCTAGTAACGCTTTTATTACTAGTGATGCAATTGCTATAGAAATACTGATGATTGTACCAAGAATCCATCTAATCCAGCTGTTACGCGCGGAAAAATAAACATCTTTACCTTTAGATGTTATAGACACGTAACCACTGTATTTCATATACAGAATCGAGAATGAAGAATCTTCAGAAATTTCGAGGTCGTTCTCAACTTGTGTAATCCATTCTTTGCGAAGCATGTATTCAAAGTCTTTATGCTGATCAGATAGTTTTATTTTTTCTTTGCTACAGGCTTTATGTAGTACTAAAAAAGTTGAGATATTCACACACATCACCTCCTTAGGTTGATAACTAAATTATACACGAAAAGAGATGTAACAAATGAACATTCAAAAAGTAATGAAATTAATATTGAAAAAAATTCATGAGATGAGGGAGATTTTAAAAAAGTTCAACAAAAATATCAGACACAAAGATCTAATTGTCATCAAAGTGAAAGATGAAAACAGCGTTCCATTAGTCATTTATAAAGGTGGAGAGCTGAAGAGCAAACGAGTAGTTAAATTTTTATGGGTAACTAGAAACGGAAATTACGAAGGTGGTTACGACATAAACATAGAGCATTATGCAAAGAGTGAAAAAGGCAGACCCGGTAGATATGAAAAATCAGGATTTAGAAGTTTGTTTTTTAAGGAGGATTCACAGTGAACAAATTGTATAAAACAACCCTCCTCATCACAATGGCAGTTGTGACGTGGAAGGTTTGGAAGATTGAGAAGCACACTAGAAAACCTGTGATTAGTAGCAGAGCGTTGAGTGACTATCTAAACAACAAATCTTTAACCATACCGAAAGATGCTGAAAATTCTACTGAATCTGCTCGTCGCCTTTTGAAGTTCGCCGAACAAACTATTAGCAAATAACAACATTATACACGAAAGGAAAGATAGAAATGCCAAAAATCATAGTACCACCAACACCAGAAAACACATATAGAGGCGAAGAAAAATTTGTGAAAAAGTTATACGCAACACCTACACAAATCCATCAATTGTTTGGAGTATGTAGAAGTACAGTATACAACTGGTTGAAATATTACCGCAAAGATAATTTAGGTGTAGAAAATTTATACATTGATTATTCACCAACAGGCACTCTGATTAATATTTCTAAATTGGAAGAGTATTTGATCAGAAAGCATAAAAAATGGTATTAGGAGGATATTAAATGAGCGACACATATAAAAGCTACTTAATAGCAGTACTGTGCTTCACAGTCTTAGCGATTGTGCTTATGCCATTGCTGTACTTCACTACAGCATGGTCAATTGCGGGATTCGCAAGTATCGCAACATTCATATACTACAAAGAATACTTTTATGAAGAATAAAAAAACTGCTACTTGCGTCAACAAGTAACAGTGACAAACATTTATCAAAATATACAACTTAATTAAATCAAAATATACGGAGGTAGTCAACTATGGCTGAAAATATTAAAACTGAACAACATTATTACACTAAAGATTTCTCAGGATACAGAAATGAAGAAGATAACTTTGTAGCAAATCAAGAATTGACAGTAACAATCACATTGAACGAGTACAGAAAACTTATTGAAATAAAGGCTGTTAAAGATAAAGAAGAAGATACTTACAGAGGTAAGTATTTTGCGGAAGAAAGAAAAAACGAAAAATTGGAAAAAGAAAATATAAAACTAAAAAACAAAATTTATGAATTACAAAACGAAGAAGATAACGAGGAGGACGAAGAAGACAAGGAGGACGAGAACGATGTATTACAAAATTGGTGAGATAAAAAACAAAATTATAAGCTTTAACGGGTTTGAATTTAAAGTGTCTGTGATGAAGAGACATGACGGTATCAGTATACAAATCAAGGATATGAATAATGTTCCACTTAAATCGTTTCATGTCATAGATTTAAGCGAACTATATATTGCGACGGATGCAATGCGTGACGTTATAAACGAATGGATTGAAGAGAACACAGATGAACAGGACAGACTAATTAACTTAGTCATGAAATGGTAGAGGGGGATTAACTAATGGCTAATCTATATGAGCTATCAGAAGCATTTAAAGAGATGTCTAATCAAGATGAATTAGATCCAACATTACTAAAAGATACATTAGATTCTATCAAAGCAGAAATGAACGTCAAAGTAGATAACATTGTCAATTGGAGACGTGAAACTTTAGGTGACATAGATGTCATAGATAAAGAAATTAAGAGACTTCAAAATTTAAAAAAACAAAAACAAAATTTAACTGATCGTTTAAGAGATTACTTAAAAGAGATGTTAGAAACACAGGAAGTAGATAGTTACCGCACAGCTACTAATCATATTTACAAGCGCAAAAACGGGGCTAGTAAAAATATTATCGATGAAAAACTTATTCCAAAGGATTATTGGCTATCACAAGCGCCAAAGCTTAATTCTAAGCAACTAATCGATGATTTGAAAGCTGGCAAAGATATTCCGGGTGCTGAATTAAAGGTAACGGAAAGTTTGGTGATTAAGTGATGAGTGAGGAACAAGACATTTTACAAGAACTAGGTGTTGAAGAAATTAACGAAGATACTCAGAACTATTATTCAATTATGGTATATGGCAAATCAGGAACCGGAAAGACGACTTTAGCCACTAGAGAAAACAACGCTTTTATTATTGATATTCACGAAGATGGCACTCAAGTAACGCGGCAAGGTTTTGTGAAGAGGGTAGACAATTACATTGCTTTTAGAAACACAATTGCGAGTATTGAATCGATTGTAAATACAGCTAGACAAAGAGGAAAGTTACTTGATGTGGTTGTAATTGAAACAGCACAAAAGTTAAGAGATATAACGCTGACTCATGTGATGAACACGCACCAAGTCAAAAAAGCAAGAATTCAAGATTATGGGGAAACATCTAAATTAATTGTTAACTCGATTAGGCACCTATTAAAGGTTAAAGATAAGCTCGGATTTCACGTTGTGCTTACAGGACATGAAGGGCTTAACTCAGAAGATAAAGATGAGAACGGAAAAATTATTAACCCTAGAATATCAATTGAAGTACAACCGGCAATACACAATAACTTAGTAACTCAGTTCGACATTATAGGACATACATTTATAGAAGATCATACAGATGAGAACGGAAATGCGACACACGACTATGTATTTTCTGTAGAACCTTCTAATTTATATACAACTAAAGTTAGGCATAATCCGCAAATAACAATCAATAATCCAGGTATTAAAAATGCTTCAATTTCAAAAATTATAGATATGGCACAAAATGGAAATTAATAAAAAACTAAAAAGGACGGTATAAAAATTATGAAAATCACTGGTAGAACACAATACATTCAAGAAACTAATCAAGAGGCATTCATGAAAGGTGGGGACTTTTTAGGAGCTGGAGAATTTACAGTAAAAGTTGCAAATGTCGAGTTTAACGACAGAGAAAACAGATACTTCACGATTGTTTTTGAAAACAACGAAGGTAAACAATACAAACACAACCAATTCGTCCCACCATTCCAACAAGATTATCAAGAAAAACAATATATCGAGTTACTTAGTAGATTAGGAATTAAATTGAACTTACCAGATTTAACTTTTGACACAGATCAATTAATTAACAAAATCGGAACTATTGTACTTAAAAATAAATTTAACGAGGAACAAGGCAAGTATTTTGTAAGACTCTCATATGTAAAAGTTTGGAATAAAGACGATGAAGTAGTTAATAAACCAGAACCTAAAACTGATGAGATGAAACAAAAAGAACAGCAAGCAAATGGTAAACAGACACCTATGAGTCAACAATCAAACCCATTCGCTAATGCTAATGGTCCAATAGAAATCAATGATGATGATTTACCGTTCTAGGACGTGGTTTAAATGCAATACATTACAAGATACCAGAAAGACAATGACGGCACTTATTCCGTCGTTGCTACTGGTGTTGAACTTGAACAAAGTCACATTGACTTACTAGAAAACGGATATCCACTAAAAGCAGAAGTAGAGGTTCCGGATAATAAAAAACTATCTATAGAACAACGCAAAAAAATATTCGCAATGTGTAGAGATATAGAACTTCACTGGGGCGAACCAGTAGAATCAACTAGAAAATTATTACAAACAGAATTGGAAATTATGAAAGGTTATGAAGAAATCAGTCTGCGTGACTGTTCAATGAAAGTTGCGAGAGAGTTAATAGAACTGATTATAGCGTTTATGTTTCATCATCAAATACCTATGAGTGTAGAAACGAGTAAGTTGTTAAGCGAAGATAAAGCGTTATTATATTGGGCTACAATCAACCGCAACTGTGTAATATGCGGAAAGCCTCACGCAGACCTGGCACATTATGAAGCAGTCGGCAGAGGTATGAACAGAAACAAGATGAATCACTACGACAAACATGTATTAGCGTTATGTCGCGAACATCACAACGAGCAACATGCGATTGGCGTTAAGTCGTTTGATGATAAATATCACTTGCATGACTCATGGCTAAAAGTTGATGAGAGGCTCAATAAAATGCTGAAAGGAGAGAAAGAGAAATGAACAAAATATTAATACGCTTTGCTATTAACTATATAAAATATCAACAAAAACAATTGCGTGAAAAAGAAGCCCGAATTAAATATCTAGAGGGCTTCTTAAAAGGGAAGGGTTATTGACTGTTTTTGTTTTGCAATTCCATCAATCTTTCAAATTGATCCGGATACTGAACGGTAAGTTCCATCATTCTTACCATAGAATCAGCGGGAATATCAGGGTCTTGTTTGGTCACTGAAGGTAGAAACTCTTTTAATTCGGATAAATCGCTTTTTATATCTAACAAATGTCTATTTAAAACACCGTATTCATTATCGATATTATTATACTTATTGACTGGATTTTCAAAATTGAAATCATTATCTGTAAATGTTTTGATAGTTTCTTTAAGTTGGTCTTTGGCATTTACTACATCCGCGTATAATTCGCTGTAGTAAATTGTACGGTAAGCGCTAACATCAAAAGGGATATTCTCATCTTTGTTAATCATAGTAATTGTTGGTCTCTCTAGAGCGTGTCTGTAACCTAATTCATAAAATACGTTCGGGTTATGCGTACTCAAATCTACAATAACTAATTCAGAATTCGTTAATCCACCAATTATTTCATCAGTGATTTTATTGGTCGATGATATAAGGTCAGATCGTTGGATTTCAAAATCTGATTCTAAAGCAGGTTTTATGATGGATTGTAAAAGAAAATCAGAGTTTCTTCTTACTTTAGAATCATCAGTACCTATAGGGCAAGCAATGAAACATTTTTTCAAGTTATTCACTCCTAATCATATTTTTATTAATTATAACAGAAAGGAGATAAAAAAATGGCAACATTTAGAACGATAAAAGAAAGTGGCGATTTTGTAACTGTGCATAAATCTTTTGTGTTCGATAGTAATTTAAGTGCTAAAGCTAAAGGGATATTATTGTATTTCCTGAGTCGTCCTGACAATTGGCAAATATACACGTCAGAAGTAGTTAAACATATGAATGATGGACAAAAATCAATCAATAGTGGCGTTCAAGAACTTATGGATAATAAATATGTTCACAGAATACAAAAAAGAGCTGAAAACGGTGTGTTTAAAGGTTTTGAATACTTAGTTTACGAAAAACCAACCGAAATGCCATTTTCGGAAAACGGATTATCGGCAAACGGGTTTTCGGAAAACGGAAAAACGGAAAACCGAAAAGGGCGTACTACTAATAATAATAGTACTAATAATGATTTAACTAATAATAACAATACTAATAATGAAGGAAGTATATTGTCGGGCAACCCGACGGTGTCTTCCATTCCCTATAAAGAAATTATCGAATACTTAAATAAAAAAGCAGGAAAGCATTTTAAACATAATACAGCTAAAACAAAAGATTTTATTAAAGCAAGATGGAATCAAGATTTTAGGTTGGAGGATTTTAAAAAGGTGATTGATATCAAAACAGCTGAATGGTTAAACACGGATAGCGATAAATACCTTAGACCAGAAACACTTTTTGGCAATAAATTTGAGGGATACCTCAATCAAAAAGTACAACCAACTGGCACGGATCAATTGGAACGTATGAAGTACGACGAAAGTTATTGGGATTAGGGGGGATATTATGAAACCACTATTCAGTGAAAAGATAAACGAAAGTTTGAAAAAATATCAACCTACTCATGTCGAAAAAGGATTGAATTGTGAGAGATGTGGAAGTGAATACGACTTATATAAGTTCGCTCCTACTAAAAAACACCCGGATGGTTACGAGTATAAAGACGGTTGCAAATGTGAAATCTATGAGGAATATAAGCGAAACAAGCAACGGAAGATAAACAACATATTCAATCAATCAAACGTTAATCCGTCTTTAAGAGATGCAACAGTAAACAACTACAAGCCACAAAATGAAAAACAAGTACACGCTAAACAATCAGCAATAGAGTATGTACAGGGTTTCTCTACAAAAGAGCCAAAATCATTAATATTGCAAGGTTCATACGGAACTGGTAAAAGCCACCTAGCATACGCTATCGCAAAAGCAGTTAAAGCTAAAGGGCATACGGTTGCTTTTATGCACATACCAATGTTGATGGATCGTATCAAAGCGACATACAACAAAAATGCAGTAGAGACTACAGACGAGCTAGTCAGATTGCTAAGTGATATTGATTTACTTGTACTAGATGATATGGGTGTAGAAAACACAGAGCACACTTTAAATAAACTTTTCAGCATTGTTGATAACAGAGTAGGTAAAAACAACATCTTTACAACTAACTTTAGTGATAAAGAACTAAATCAAAATATGAACTGGCAACGTATAAATTCGAGAATGAAAAAAAGAGCAAGAAAAGTAAGAGTAATCGGAGACGATTTCAGGGAGCGAGATGCGTGGTAATCACAAAACAAAATATAAAAGAAATATTACATTGTAGAGATGTATATGCTCAAAAGATGATTGATTTTGCAAACGGAGACCAAGAGAAACTTAAAAAACTTATTGATGATAAGTTGAAAGAAAAAGAAGAAAGACCCGCAATCGTCGAATATTAAGGAGTGTTAAAAATGCCGAAAGAAAAATATTACTTATACCGAGAAGATGGCACAGAAGATATTAAGGTCATCAAGTATAAAGACAACGTAAATGAGGTTTATTCGCTCACAGGAGCCCATTTCAGCGACGAAAAGAAAATTATGACTGATAGTGACCTAAAACGATTCAAAGGCGCTCACGGGCTTCTATATGAGTATCAGTTAGATTTACAATCAACGATATTTGATTATTTATAGGAGGCAGCGCATGGAAGTGCATTACAGCAGCAAAACAAACGAGTGGACAACACCACAAAATCTATTTGATGACCTAAACAGGGAATTCAATTTTACATTAGATCCTTGTTCAACAGATGAAAACGCTAAATGTCAAAAACACTACACAGAAAACGATAACGGCCTAATTCAAGATTGGTCTGAGGATATCGTTTTTATGAACCCACCATACGGTAGAAGCATCAAACATTGGGTCAAGAAAGCTTATGAAGAAAGTATAAAAGGTGCAACAGTGGTTTGTTTAATACCCGCAAGAACAGATACAACGTATTGGCATGATTACATTTTTAATAAAGCTGATGATATACGGTTCCTACGTGGTCGCCTGAAGTTTGGTGAAAGTAAAAACAGCGCTCCTTTTCCTAGCGCAATTATCGTTTATAGAGGTGTGCGATGAGTAAATACAACGCTAAGAAAGTTGAGTATAAAGGAATTGTATTTGATAGCAAAGTAGAGTGTGAATATTACCAATATTTAGAAAGTAATATGAATGGCACTAACTATGATCGTATCGAAATACAACCGAAATTTGAATTACAACCTAAATTCGGGAAACAAAGACCGATTACGTATATAGCCGATTTCTCTTTGTGGAAGAAAGGGAAACTGGTTGAAGTTATAGACGTTAAAGGTAAGGCGACTGAAGTTGCCAACATCAAAGCGAAGATATTCAGATATCAGTATAGAGATGTGAATTTAACGTGGATATGTAAAGCGCCTAAATACACAGGTCAAGAATGGATGGTATATGAGGACTTAGTGAAAGTCAGACGTAAAAGAAAAAGAGAAATGAAGTGATTTAATGCAACAACAACAAGCATATATAAATGCAACGATTGATATAAGAATACCTACAGAAGTTGAATATCAGCATTACGATGATGTGGATAAAGAAAAAGATACGCTGGCAAAGCGCTTAGATGACAATCCGGACGAATTACTAAAGTATGACAACATAACAATAAGACATGCATATATAGAGGTGGAATAAATGAAGTTGAACGAAGTATTCGCAACTAATTTAAGGGTAATCATGGCTAGAGATAACGTAAGTGTCCAAGATTTGCACAATGAAACTGGCGTATCAAGATCAACTATTAGTGGATATAAAAACGGAAAAGCTGAGATGGTTAACTTAAATGTATTAGATAAATTGGCAGATGCTCTAGGTGTTAATGTAAGTGAACTATTTACTAGAAATCACAACACGCACAAATTAGAGGATTGGATTAAAAAAGTAAATGTATAGAGGTGGAATAAATGAGTATCGTAAAGATTAACGGTAAACCATATAAATTTACCGAACATGAAAATGAATTGATAAAAAAGAACGGTTTAACTCCAGGAATGGTTGCAAAAAGAGTACGAGGTGGCTGGGCGTTGTTAGAAGCCTTACATGCACCTTATGGTATGCGCTTAGCTGAGTATAAAGAAATTGTGTTATCCAAAATCATGGAGCGAGAGAGCAAAGAGCGTGAAATGGCTAGGTAACGACGTAAAGAGGCTGAACTACGTAAGAAGAAGCCACATTTGTTTAATGTGCCTCAAAAACATTCACGTGATCCGTACTGGTTTGATACTACTTATAACCAAATGTTTAAGAAATGGCAGGAAGCATAAATGCCTAAAACCGATAGCGCATGTAAAGAATACTTAAACCAATTTTTCGGATCTAAGAGATATCTGTATCAGGATAACGAACGAGTGGCACATATCCATGTAGTGAACGGCACTTATTACTTTCATGGGCATATCGTGCCAGGTTGGCAAGGCGTGAAAAAGACATTTGATACAGCGGAAGAGCTTGAAACATATATAAAGCAACATGGTTTGGAATACGAGGAACAGAAGCAACTAACTTTATTTTAGAGGAGATGGAAATGATGAACAACCGCGAACAAATCGAACAATCAGTTATAAGTGCTAGTGCGTATAACGGCAATGACACAGAGGGATTACTAAAAGAGGTTGAAGACGTGTATAAGAAAGCGCAAGCGTTTGATGAAATACTTGAGGGTTTACCTAATGCTATGCAAGATGCACTCAAAGAAGATATTGGTCTTGATGAAGCAGTAGGGATTATGACGGGGCAAGTGGTCTATAAATATGAGGAGGAGCAGGAAAATGAAAAAATTTAATGTTCAAATCACATACACTGGCATGATTGAAGAGGCTATCGAGGCTGAAAGTTTAGAAGAAGCAGAATTTGAGGCTCATGATATTGCGAGAATGGAAGTGCCATTTGATTGTGATGAATTTGAAATTAATGTAGAGGTGGAACAGGAAAATGACTAACACATTAACAATTGATCAGTTACAAGAGTTATTACAAATACAAAAGGAGTTCGACGATAGAATACCAACTAGAAATTTAAATGACACAGTAGCTAGTATGATTATTGAATTTGTAGAGTGGATTAACACACTTGAGTTTTTTAAAAATTGGAAGAAACAACCAGGTAAGCCACTAGATACACAATTAGATGAGATTGCTGATTACTTAGCTTTCAGTTTGCAATTAACTTTGACTATTGTTGATGAAGAAGATTTGGAAGAAACTACTGAGGTTATGGTTGATTTGATTGAAAATGAAGTTACTTTACCTAAACTACATTCAGTTTATTTTGTTCATGTAATGCATACACTAACAGAACAATTTGTAAAAGGTATTGATAATAGCATTGTACAAGTTTTAATAATGCCGTTTTTGTACGCCAATACTTACTATTCTATCGACCAACTCATTGACGCATACAAAAAGAAAATGAAAAGGAATCATGAAAGACAAGATGGAACAGCAGACGCAGGAAAAGGATACGTGTAAAGACATCTTAGATCGAGTCAAGGAGGTTTTGGGGAAGTGAGAGAACGCACTAAAATTATATATCGTGGTTGGAACAAGGAGATATTTATTTTACAGGGTAAAAATATGAATGTTATTGGTTTGCGCCAAATATTTGATGAACTCAAAAGATTGTACGAAGGTTATAAAATCGTTGTTATTCCAATAGAAGTTGATTTTGAAATCAAATAAATAGGAGTGATGAGAAGTGACGCAATACTTAGTCACAACATTCAAAGATTCAACAGGACGCAAGCATACACACATAACTCGAGCTAAAAGCAATCAAAGGTTTACAGTTGTTGAGGCAGAGAGTAAAGAAGAAGCGAAAGAGAAATATGAGTCACAAAATACACCTATTGTTTACTACACTAATAATTCTAAAGTGACCTTATTCGAAAGACCTAGTGAAGAAGTATTAGGTTCTTTGTTCGAAAAGAAATAAAATCATTAAAGAGGGGAGATAATAATGTTTAATACACCTAAAATGAAATTACCAGAAAAGCACACCGAGGTATTTAAGACGTATAAAAATGGAACGCCAGAAGAAAAAGCTAAGATTGAAGGCTGTTTTATTAAAACTGTTAAAGATGAAGATAGTGAATTTTACAGCCCTATGTTAGCCAGTCTAAATGAACAACAGTTAAAGAGTATGTTGAGACAGGTACTTTTTTTGATTGATACAGGAGATGACAATGATGATTAAACAAATATTAAGACTAATATTCTTACTAGCAATGTATGAGCTAGGTAAGTATGTAACGGAGCAAGTATATATTATGATGACGGCTAATGATGATGTAGAGGTGCCGAGTGATTACGTCTTTCGAGCGGAGGTGAGTGAATAATGAGAATATTTATTTATGATTTGATCGTTTTGCTGTTTGCTTTCTTAATATCCATATATATTATTGATGATGGAGTGATAATAAATGCATTAGGAATTTTTGGTATGTATAAAATTATAGATTCCTTTTCAGAAAATATTATAAAGAGGTAGATAAAAATGAACGAGCAAATAATAGGAAGCATATATACTTTAGCAGGAGGTGTTGTGCTTTATTCAGTTAAAGAGATTTTTAGGTATTTTACAGATTCTAACTTACAACGTAAAAAAATCAATTTAGAACAAATATATCCGATATATTTAGATTGTTTTAAAAAGGCTAAAAAGATGATTGGAGCTTATATTATTCCAACAGAACAGCATGAATTTTTAGATTTTTTTGATATTGAAGTCTTTAATAATTTAGATAAGCAAAGTAAAAAAGCGTATGAAAATGTTATTGGATTTAGACAAATGATTAATTTATCAAATAGAGTTAAGGCAATGGAAGATTTTAAGATGAGTTTCAACAATGAATTTAGTACAAATCAGATTTTTTTTAATCCTTCTTTTGTTATGGAAACAATTGCTATTATAAATGAATATCAAAAAGATATATCTTATTTAAAAAATATAATTAATAAAATGAATGAAAATAGAGCTTATAATCATATTGATAGTTTTATCACTTCAGAGTACCGACGAAAAATAAACGATTATAATCTTTATCTTGATAAATTTGAAGAACAGTTTAGTCAAAAGTTTAAAATAAACAGAACTTCGATAAAAGAAAGAATTATTATTAATTTAAACAAGAGGAGATTTAAATGATGTGGATTACTATGACTATTGTATTTGCTATATTGCTATTAGTTTGTATCAGTATTAATAGTGATCGTGCAAGGGAGATACAAGCGCTCAGATATATAAATGATTATCTACTTGATGAAGTAGTTAAAACTAAAGGATACAACGGGTTAAAAGAATACAGGATTGAATTAAAGCGAATGAATAACGATATTAAAAAGTAATTTATATTATCGGAGGTATTGCATGTATAACAGGAAAGAAATACGTGAAATGATAGATAACTACAAGTGGATGAAAAATATAATAGACAGTAAAGTCTACGATAACGAAAGTACATCAATTGCACAATACGGTTATCAATCTGCGATGCCAAAAGCTAAAGGCACGACTAGCAATAAAGTGTTAGTGAAAGTTATAAACAAAAACAAAGCGCTTAGAAAGTACGATTACTTGATTAATAAGATAGCGTTCATTGATGAATACGAAGAATACATCACGAATGAAAAAGATTATCATATTTTACAAATGTTAAAACAACGAGAAAGCCATAATAGGATCATGAGCATTCTTGATATAGGCAGAGACAATTTTTATTCTAGAGTAAAAGATATAGTAAATATACTTTATAACTTGCAACAAGAAACCGACAGTTCGGACACATCGTACAGTTCGGACACATCGTACAAATCGTACACATCGGACTAATTTTGATATGACATATTATTTTTTATTATAATAGCTGCGTAGCAAAACATTTATATTTATTTTGAACTCTCACATTAAGTGAGGGTTTTTATTTTTATAAACAAGAGGTGGAGAATGGAGATATCAAAGTATCAAGAGATAGCTACACGTACACACAATGATGAATTGAATTTAAATGAATCTATTACTTGTTACGGTCTAGGATTATCTCAATCTACAGGTAATGTCACAGATCTAATTAAACAACATATGTTTTGTAATGTGCCGATAGATAAAGGAATTATGATAAACGAACTTAGCGAATCGTTATGGAATATAGCTAACCTAGCTAACGTGCTAGGTATTAACTTAGATGCGATAGCTGGTCATAGTGTTAACGCTATTATGATGAACAAACCTAATCAATCCATCGATGTGGACAATGGTATAAAGCAAGGCGACAAAGTATTGTTACATGGTAGTGAGTATTATGTCGATGGAGTAATAGGAAACTTGTTATTAATTAGCAATGATGAAGACGATAGACAGGTGAATATGCAAGATGTTAAGAAAGTGAACAAGGAGTGATGTACATTGTCTATCATGAAACGATGTAGTCATCCAACATGTAACACATTGATTAATCATAATGAAAGTTATTGTGATAAACACAAACGATATGTAAATGATAATTACAATGATGTGAGACGTAGAAACGATCCAGAGTATGTAAGATTTTATAACTCAAGTCAATGGAAGAGATTGCGTGGAATCGTACTGATGGAAAATGATTATATTTGTAGATTGTGTGGACGACAAGCGCAAATGGTTGACCATATTATTCCAACAAAAGTTGATTGGTCAAAACGGTTGGAAAAGGAAAACTTGCAGCCTTTGTGCTTTGAATGTCACAACAAAAAGACGAAAAAGGAACGAAGGGAAGCCCCCCGCATCAAATAACGGGGGTGGTAATAATAGCCTCGCGAAACGATGCCCATATATACTAACGAAGAATTCCCTTTATTTAAGTTTTTTAATAGGAGGTGCTAATTTATGGCGGGTAGACCGAAGAAGCTTTTGTCAAATTCGAATAAGAATTATACAAAAGAAGAAATTATTGAAAAAGAGCGTCAAGAAGCTCAATTAAATAAATTTTCTAAAATTGATACTGAACCACCACACTTTTTAGATGAAGTAGCGAAACAAGAATACCTAAGAATTGTACCGCACATGCAAGAATTGCCAATTTCAAACCTAGATAAAGCGCAATTAGCACAATATTGTAGCTTTTATAGCGATTTTGTTAAAGCAAGTTTAATTTTAGAACGTGAAGACTTGATGTTAGAAGACGACAGAGGAAACAAAAAGGTCAATCCAGCGTTCAACGTTAAAGAAAAAGCGGGTATTCGAATGCAACAAACAGCTAATACTTTAGGTTTAACTATCGATAGTCGATTGCGTATTATGGTTCCTGAAGAAAAAGAAGACGATGACCCGTATATGAAATTTGCGAGTGATGACTAATGATAGATTATGTTACTCAATATGCAAAAAAGGTGGTTTCAGGTGAAATATTAGCAAGTAAGAAAAACATACAAGTGTGTAAACGTCACCTTTCTTTTATAAAGAATCCGCCGAATGGTTGTTATTGGGACAATCGTTTGGCTAATAAAGCGATTGAATTTGTCGAAATGCTACCAGATCCCAAAACAAACGAACCTATGCCACTGATGGAATTTCAAAAGTTTATTGTTGGTAGTTTGTACGGCTGGCGTAGAGGTCAGTACAGGATGTTTACTAAAGCTTACATAAGTATGGCTAGAAAACAAGGTAAATCTTTGATTGTATCTGGTATGTCTGTAAACGAATTACTTTTCGGACAATACCCTAAGTTCAACAGACAGATTTATGTAGCTTCATCAACTTATAAACAAGCACAAACAATATTCAAGATGGCAAGTCAACAAGTAAACCTAATGCGTAGTAAAAGTAAGCTTATCCGTGAAAAAACAGACGTAAGAAAGACGGACATTGAAGATGTATTAAGTAGTTCGGTGTTTGCGCCTCTGTCCAATAACCCAGATGCGGTTGATGGTAAAGACCCTACAGTTGCTATTTTAGATGAATTAGCAAGTATGCCAGACGATGAAATGTATTCAAGGTTTAAAACGGGTATGACATTGCAAAAGAACCCTTTGACATTGCTTGTTTCAACAGCTGGGGATAATTTGAACAGTCAAATGTATCAAGAGTACAAATATATTAGACGTATTTTAGAAGGTAAAGTTAAAGCTGATAATTATTTTGTATATTGTGCTGAAATGGATTCGCAAGACGAGGTTCAAGATGAAGCGAAGTGGATAAAAGCCATGCCACTTTTGGAATCGAAAGAGCATAGAAAAACAATTCTACAAAATATTAAGTCTGATATACAAGATGAATTAGAAAAAGGTACGTCGTATCACAAAATATTAATTAAAAATTTTAATCTGTGGCAAGCACAAAGAGAAGATAGTCTTCTTGACATAACAGATTGGGAACAAGCAGTAACAAATACACCTGATATCAAAGGTAAAGATGTTTATATAGGAGTCGATTTATCAAGGCTGGACGACTTAACCTCTGTAGGTTTTATTTTCCCTACTGATAATAAAAGTGTGTTTTTAGATAGTCATTCTTTTATAGGTTTAAGAACTAATTTAGAACAGAAGATTAAAAGAGATAAAATAAATTATAATTTAGTGATTGAAAAAGGCGAAGCAGAAACAACTCGCTCAGAAAGCGGAATGATAGATTATAAACAAGTTATAGAATTCATTATTGATTTTATAGAAACGCATGATTTAAACGTAAAAGCCGTCTGTTATGACCCGTGGAATGCTCAAAGTTTTGTTACAACCATTGAATCTATGCATTTAGATTGGCCGCTTATTGAAGTGGGACAGAGTTTTAAAGCGTTATCGCAATCGATCAAAGAATTTAGAATGTGGGTTGCAGACAAAAGAATACAACATAGTGATAATACATTACTTACAACAGCAGTCAATAACGCTATTTTGATTCGAGATGGAGAGGATAATGTAAAAATCAATAAGAAAATTAATAGACAGAAAATAGACCCTATTATTTCGATAATAACTGCTTTTACTGAAGCAAGAATGCATGAGTTCCAAGAAGATTGGACAAAAATATACGAAAGTGAAGAGTTTGGGTTTTAAAGGTGGTGACAGTATGAATTTAAATAAAATAACTGATGTCTTTCATTTATTGGTTGCTAATTTAGTTAGCATCCTTTTTTTATTAGGATTATGTATTGTGAATATCTCTATATATAAAACTTTTAGTCAGAACATGGGATTGCTAGCAACTGGCATTATTTTAATAGTTATTTCATTGATATTAAACCATGAAAGCAATCAAGAAAGGAGGCATTGATCTTGGGTATTTTTTATAAAACTGAAATGCGTGATTTAAAATACAACGAAGAAGATTTGCAAATGATGGTACAAACGTTACCTGGCTTTCAAGGAACAAAACTACGCGAATATGAGGGTATAGAAGCTATTAAACATAGCGATATATTTACTGCAGTTATGATGATTGCATCTGATTTAGCACGTATGCCAATTAGGTTAATATCGAATGGACAAATTGATTATGGCAATAAGATTGTAAACCTATTGAACAATCGTCCTAATCCGATGTATAACGGTTATATTTTCAAGTTAGTTGTATTTGCCAGCGCATTATTAACTTCACATGGATATGTCGAGATTGCTCGCGATAAAATCGGTAAACCAACAAATTTAACGTTTAGGAAAACCTCAGAAGTTGAATTGAAGTCAGACAGAAGAGGGCAACCTTATTATTTTCACCAAAGAGTAGATGATAACGGTAGAAGAATTCAACGTAATATTAAATTCAGTGACATGCTAGATGTTAAATTTTATTCCTTAGACGGTATAAACGGTTTATCACTACTAGATACTTTAAGTAGGACTATTGAATCTGATAATAACGGCAAGGATTTCCTCAATAATTTCTTACGTAACGGTACGCATGCGGGCGGTATATTGAAGATGAAAGGCGTTCTGGAAAATAAGACTGCAAGAAATAGAGCAAGAGAGGAGTTTCACAAAGCTTTTAGCGGGACAAAACAAGCTGGTAAAGTCGTTGTTTTAGATGAATCTATGACATTTGACCAATTAGAGGTTGATACAGAAGTTTTAAAGCTTATTAGAGAAAATAAATCATCTACAAGAGAGATAGCAGGTGTGTTTGGCATTCCTTTGCATAAATTCGGTATAGAAACTTCGAATATGAGTATCACTGACGCAAACCTTGATTATCTCTCAACGTTAAAACCTTATATCACTTGTGTTTGTGCGGAATTGAATTTCAAGTTTAATAACGAACACGAAGATGTGAACCGTGAATTTAAATTTGACACCACTGAAATACGTGTGGTTGATGAAAAAACGCAAGCTGAAATCGATAAAATCAATATTGGTTCAGGAAAAATGAATATTGATGAAATAAGACAAAGAGATGGCTTGGCACCGATTCCAGATGGTTACGGAAGTATTCACAGGGTTGATTTGAATCATGTGAATATTGCGCTGGTGGATGAATATCAAATGAATAAATCAAAACGCATTGATAATAAGCTGAAAGGTGATGATGAAAATGGCTAAATTAATTGTGATCAAAGGTCCGCCTTGTGCTGGCAAATCAACAATGGTTCAAAAGAGATTATCAGACAAGGATGTAGTGTTTGATTGGGATTTGGTGCAACGTGCTATTACTCATTTAGATATTCATGATCATAATGAAAATGCTAAACATATAATCGCTGGTTTCAGAAAAATATTTATAAATGATTCTCAAACAAATAAAGATTTTGAAAATTTTTACCTTTTGACGTGCAATATGACTGACTCGTTAAATCGTCAACTTGAAAATTGTGACTATGATATTGAAGAGGTTGAAGCGACGGAAGAGGAATGTTTGAATCGCCTTGAAAAAGATGACAGCAGGCCTAATAAAGAAATATTCAAACAACGCATACATGATTATTTTGAGCAACATTCTTCTAAAGAGGAGGTGAGGAAAATGAGTAAGGAAACGAGAGTTGGTAACATTATTGAAGTACGTTCAAACGATGATAATGAAATGGTCATCGAGGGATATGCCTTAAAGTTCGACACTTGGTCTGAAAATCTTGGTGGCTTTAAAGAAACGATTTCGCGTCGCGCTTTAGAAAACACTGATTTATCTGATGTACGTTGTTTAGTAGATCATATCCCGTCGCAAATAATCGGTAGGACAAAGTCAGGTACTTTGCAACTCGAAACTGACGATGTCGGACTTAAATATCGTTGTAAGTTGCCAAATACAACATTTGCGCGTGATTTATACGAGAACATGCGCGTAGGTAACATTAATCAATGTTCGTTTGGTTTCATGCTTGACGACAAAGGCGATGAAATGCGTTTTGATGAACAAGAAAACATCTACAAACGCACTTTGACAGCAATTCGTAAACTTACAGATGTCTCTGTAGTAACTTATCCAGCGTATAAAGATACGGATGTTAAACCTGCATTACGTAGTATTGAAAGTATTAAAAAAGAGCAACGTAAAAAAGAATTAGAATTAAGACTAAAGAAACATTCAATATTAAATAAGATTTGGTGAAGTTGAACACCATTATCAAATACAACCATTGGACATGCTGAATATAGCGATGTCTATTTTTTATGCCAATTTTAGGAGGAAATTAAATGAAAACAAAAGAAGAGTTACGATCTGAGATTTCAGACATCAAAAGACAAATTGATTTGAAAGTTAAGTATGCAACGCGAGCGCTTAATAACGATGAGTTAGAAAGAGCAGAAGAATTAGAACAAGAAATTACTGATTTACGTTCTCAAATTCAAGAAAAGCAAGAAGAATTAGATAAATTAAAAGAAAAAGACGGGGGTTCAGAGGATGACCCACAACCAGTTGTTGTAAACGAAGCGCGTTCTTATCAACAACAAGCGAATATAAACGAATTAGGTATTTCGATTCAAAATACAAAAGTAACATCACAAGAAGTTAGAGACTTTTCAGAATACCTTGAAACTCGTGATGAAAATACTATTAAAGGCGGTTCTTTGAAAACGGATTCTGGTTTCGTATTAATTCCGGAAGAGATTGTGACAGATATCCTTACGTTAAAAGAAGTCGAATTTAATTTAGATAAGTATGTCACAGTTAAAAAAGCACCTAGCGGTTCAGGTAAGTATCCAGTTGTACGTCAATCATCTGTTGCTGCACTTCCTGAAGTTGAAGAATTAGCTGAAAACCCAGAATTAGCGGTTAAACCGTTTTATCAATTGGTTTATGACATTAAAACGCATCGTGGTTACTTCCGTATTTCACGTGAATCTATTGAAGATAGCAAAGTTAATGTACTACAAGAATTGAAATTATGGATGGCGCGCACAATTGCTGCAACGCGTAATCAAGCAATTATTGATGTGTTGAAAAATGGTTCTCAAGGAGAAGGTGGCAAGCAATTAAAATTAGAAAAAGTTGCTGCAAAAGGTATCGACGGGTTGAAAGATGCTGTTAACCTTAACATCAAACCAAATTACGAGCACAATATTGCTATTGTATCTCAAACAATGTTTGCTAAGTTAGATAAGATGAAAGACAAAAACGGAAATTACTTAATTCAACCAGATGTTAAAGAAAAAACGCAACAACGTTTACTAGGTGCTAAAGTTGAAATCTTACCAGATGAAATGTTAGGAGAAAAAGCAAACGAGACATTGATTTTCGGTAATCTAAAAGATGCAATTGTATTGTTTGACCGTTCACAATATCAAGCTGGCTGGACAGATTACATGCATTTCGGTGAATGTTTAATGGTAGCTGTACGTCAAGATTGCCGTATCTTAGATGAAAAATCTGCAATTGTTATTAATTATGAAGATACGAAAAATGTTGGAGACGTTAGTTTAGAAGCGTAAGTACCTATTAAAAAATATATAAAGAGGTGAAAGCTTATGGCGATGTTCAAAGTAAAGAAATCTTATACTGACTTAGAAAAAGGGGAATATCTGGAAAGCGGTAAACATGTTGAAATGACAGTAAAGCGTGCTGATTATGTCAACAAAAAGCTGAAAGAACACGGTGTAATACTAGAACGTGTCAAAGAAGAATAGGTGATTTGATGCAATTGACAACCACTGAACTAAAGTTACTAAAAATGCATTGCAAAATAGATCATAACTCTGAAGATAAATTACTAGAAACCTATTATAGTTGGGCTTTTTATGAAATAGTCAGTGCTGTTACAGATGATTATATTGAATACGAAGACTGGTTTAAAAGTAACCCTCTTTTTACTCGTGCTGTATACCCTTTGGCTAATTATTATTTTGAAAATCGTATCGCTTATCAGGATAGAAATTTATCACTTGCACCTCATATGGTTTTAAGTACTGTTCATAAGTTGAGAGATTCATTTGAACGATATTTGGAGAGTGAAGAAGATGAAATTTAATTCAAACAAATTAACTGAGCGTGTCGATTTTTGCCAAGATATCAGCGAACGAGTAAATGGTAATCCAGCAAAACCAAAGTCGAAAGTTTTATATTCATGTTATGCATGTATACGAGAAGCTAAAGAATCTGATACACAGACCAACTTGAATACAGGTAGTAAATTTATAAAAACTATTATTATCAGAGATCCTAGAGGCGATTATAAACCCTCAAACAAACATTACATTACGCACGAAAGCCAAAGATATAACATTAAGTATGTTAAATCGGATTATCAAGATAAATCTTATCTACGTGTGTATGGTGAGGTGGTTATATAGTGGGAGCTAAAATTGAGGAAAACACCATTGAACAGGGTTTAAAGAATGCAGTTTTAAAAATGAATCTGAACGGCAATGCGATTATTAAAGCTGGGGCTATGTCATTAGTCCCACTTTTAAAAAGTAATACACCTTTCGCTGACACCAAAAAACACGCTCGCGAACATATAGGTGTCTCTAATGTGAAAACAGATAGAGACTCAAGCGAGAAAATAGTTACAGTAGGTTATACAAAAGGTGTTTCTCATCGTATTCATGCAACAGAGTTCGGAACGATGTACCAAAGTCCGCAACTATTCATAACCAAAACTGAGAAACAGGGTAAAGATAAAGTTTTAAAAACAATGCTTGATACTGCTAAGAGGTTGCAAAAATGATTAACATTACTAATTTGATTAGAAATACAATTATTAAAGAAAATGTTACAGAAGAATCACATGTATTTAACTATACAGTAGATGACCATTTTCACGAAAAAACCAATAAGCCAATTGTGCGGATATACCCACTACCATTTAACCCTGACGCATACGCTGATGATAGTGAATTTTCAAGAGAATATCATTACCAAATTGATGTTTGGTGGTCTGAGGATGAACCGAATGAACAAGCAGAAAGAATTGTCGATTCGCTCAAAGCAATGAATTTTCAATGTTATTACAGAGAACCGTTATACGAAAGTGACGTCATGTCATTCAGACATATTATAAGAGCAAAAGGCTCGATTTTATCAATGAAATTGGAGGAAAATTAAATGATTGAAAAATTGAAACAAGCACCAAGATTTTTAAAATTAAACTTACAACACTTTGCGGATACTGGCGTTTCAGGTATTGCGATTGGTGTATCTAATTTTTATTATGCGCCGATTTTAAAAGATACTGAAAAAGAATGGGAAACAGGCGCTGGGACACGAATTCGATTTTTAAAAGAGATTGAAGTAGATAGACCACAAGATACTGAAGAAGATTACGGAGATGATATGGTTGCTGCAACTGCTGTATCTAATGGTAAATTGAGTGTTAAAACAACATTTGTTACTGTTCCTGCTGACGATAAAGCATTCTTGAATGGTGCTAAAAAAGGTACAGGCGGTTATAAATATGGAGCTAAGGATATTCCACCAGATGTAGCAATTGTGTTCGAAAGACGTAATCATGATGAGTCTTCTGAATGGGTTGGTCTATTCAAAGGTAAATTCACACGTTCAAGCATCAAAGGTCAAACAAAACAAGATAAGGTTGAATTCCAAAATGACGATGTAGAAGGTAACTTTATTGATCGTTTGTTTGATGAAAGTTCACATGTCACTGGTTATGATGCAAAAGGAAGCACTACAGGTCGTGACTATGTATTCATGGAGACATTTGGTAAAACTTATGATGAATTCATGTCTAGTCGTGGTGAACAAACTACAGAATCTGTAGAAAAAGAAATGAAAAAAACTGAAAAAGTTGAAGTAAAATCTGTAAACATAAGCGATGAACAAGTTACGGTAAAAGTTGATGAAACAAAACAACTTTCAGCTACAACTGAACCATCTGGACAGAAAGTGACTTATGCAGTAACTGAAGGACAAACGTATGCTAGCGTTTCGTCATCAGGGCTTGTTAAAGGTTTAGCGGAAGGTAGCGCAACCGTTACTGCGACTTCAGGCAAGAAGACCGACACAGTGCAAGTTACAGTACAATCTAATTTAGAAATGTAAACGTGAGGGCTTAACGCCCTCTTTTTATTTTGGCCAAACTAAAAAAGAAAGTAGGAAATTAATAATGGAACGTACATCAATTGAATTAATTACAGGATTTACAAAAACAGGAAAGCCTCAATATCAAAAATATTTAGCAAAACCAATTATTACTTTGTTTGAAACAATTCAAGGTTCAAAATTAGGTTTAAAACTTAACAAAGCGTTTAAGGGTTCTGATTTTAAAGAGTTAACAGAAGAAGAATTTAATAACTTAAGCGTGACAGAACAAGAAGAATACAAAAATAAACAAGAAGAAATCGAAGACAACATGGCTTTACAAATGGAAGTGCTAGAAGAAGTTTTGGATTTCATTGTTGAAGCTTTTGACAATCAATTCACTAGTATAGAACTTCAAAAAGGATTGCCAAATGGTCAAGAAGGTATTGAAAAGATTGGACAGTTAATTGGACGTATCACAGGCGGGGAACCTAGTGATACAAAAAAGTTCGTGACAGAGAATCAGAAGTAAGAAAAGAAGATTTAACACCTGAAGCTGTCTATAACAATTACAGGAAAATAGCTAAAGATTTGATAGAAAATGGTATGGATGCAGAAAAAGTGGCAAATATGCCGATACACTTCTTTTTAGACATTGTCGAATCGAAGATTGAAACAAAGCGAACTGCGAAAAGTTTTAAAGATATTTTTTAATCAGCCTTTAAAGGTTGATTTTTTATTTACATCTTGGAAGAAAGGAGGTTTTTAAATGCCTAATCCTATAGGTAATATGGTCATAAAGGTTGATTTAGATGGTTCTGGATTCAATAGAGGTGTGACAGGTTTAAATAGGCAAATGAAAATGGTTTCGCGTGAGCTTTCGGCTAATTTATCACAATTTTCTAGATATGATAATTCATTAGAAAAGTCGAAGATAAAAGTCGAAGGTTTGAGTAAAAAACAAAAAGTTCAAGCCCAGATTACTAAAGAGCTGAAAGATAGTTATGACAAACTTAGTAAAGAAACTGGTGAAAACAGTGCAAAGACACAAGCTGCGGCTGCTAAATACAATGAAGCTTACGCTAAATTAAACCAATAT